AGGCAATCGGCAATGACGCACGGCCTGTCATCTTCGACGAGGTCGAGGACGATAAGAACAATCGTGAACGTCGGCATGCTATCATCCAACTCATGCGTCAGTCATCCTCTGACACGCGCGGGTTGATCCTCAAGGGAGGTGCCAACCACGAGAGCCAGTCGTTCTCGGTGCGGTCATCGTTCCTGCTTGCATCGATCGGCGTCGGCCTGACCGAAGCTGCGGACATGACACGCACCGCTGTGGTCACGCTGCTACCGAACGAGGCGCATAGCCTTGATGAGATGAAGCGGATGGAGGCGCAGTTCCAGAAGCTGCAGAACCTAACGCACATGATCCCGCGCGACATGCCTCAGCGCCTGATGGCTCGGCAGCTCGCCAACATCTGGTCGCTACGCAAGAACATCGAGATCTTCAAGGAGGTCATCGCAACATCGATGGCTAACCGACGGATCGGTGACCAGCTCGGGACGTTGCTGGCTGGAGCGTACTCGCTCAGCTCACGCAACATCATCAGCCGGCGCGCGTGCGAGAAGTATCTGGATGCCTATGATTGGTCGGACTTTACGTCCGTGCAGTCTGTGCGTGAGGACATCGCACTGCTTCACCACATTTGTGGTAGCGTAATCCGTGTCGAGACGCGCAACGGCACACAGGATCGTGCCATCGGTGAGATCATGCACGAGCTGATCCGCCCGCAGTATGAGCCCGATGTCAATCCGGTGAAGGCTCATGCCACGCTGGGTCGGTACGGTCTGAAGATTGAAGAGAATAATCTGGGCGTGTGGGTGGCGACCAACGTGCTGTCACTGAACAAGCTGATGTCCTCATCGGTGTACGCTGAGGGCTGGCAGAAGGTGCTGCAGCGCAACCCATCCTGTAAGAAGGCGGACAAGAGCATGCGGTTTGGCGGCGAGGTGAGCCGCGCGCTGTTCATCCCGCTGGTCCACTGGCCCATCCATGAGAAGGCAAACGAAGATGGCACGGAATAAACTCAGCTCGATCCCGAGCAAACAGTTCGAGATGGCAACCATCATGGTCGGACAGTGGACGGACGAACGCCTGAAGAAAGCTCAGGCCATCGATCTGATCAGGGCGTATGGGCTCGACGTTATCGAGGCAGAGAAGATCCTCGACAAGGAACTGCGTAAGAGAAAGTGGAAGTGATGTATGGTCCAGCTTAGAGACTATCAGGAGCGTGCAATCGACGCCGTTCGTGATAGCTTCAGGCAGGGTCATAAGCGCACGCTGCTGGTCAGCCCGACTGGCAGCGGCAAGACCCTGATGTTCAGCTACATATCGGCAGGCATGGCGCGCAACGATAAGCGCATCGTGATCATTGCGCACAGGCGTGAGCTGCTCAAGCAGATCAGCGCCGCGCTCAAGAACGTGGGCGTCAAGCATGCGGTGCTGGCTGCGGGCACACTGGGCCTGCCTCGGGCCAATGTCGTGGTCGCTTCGGTGTTCACGCTGGCACGCAGGCTGGCCAAATTCCCGGCCCCTGATCTGATCATCGGGGACGAGGCGCACCACTTCACGCCTGACTCCACATGGGGGAAGGTTGTGCAGGCCTTTCCGAATGCCCGCGTATTGGGCGTCACAGCCACGCCTGAGCGCCTCGATGGCAAAGGGCTAGGTCTCCTATTCGATGACATGGTTATGGGCCCTACGGTCGCTGAGCTGACCGAGCAGGGCTATCTGTCACCGGCTGAGGTCTATGCCCCGAGCAAGCCTGACCTATCCCGGGCGCGTACCCGCATGGGTGATTACGTCACGAAGGATCTCGAGGACACGATGGACAAGCCATCCATCACCGGCAGCGCGGTAGCTCACTATCGCAAGCTGGCCGATGGTCGTCGGGCTGTGGCCTTCTGCGTCAGCGTCAAGCACGCCAAGGATGTGGCCGAAGAGTTCAGGCAGGCAGGCTATCATGCCAGCCACGTCGACGGTGGCATGGATGAGAAGGAACGGGACAGCGTGCTGGCTCGGTTCGAGGCCGGTGAGATACAGGTTCTGACGAGCTGCGACCTGATCAGCGAGGGCTTCGACCTTCCTGCCATCGAGGTCGCCATCCTGCTCAGGCCGACGAAGAGCCTGTCGATGTATCTCCAGCAGGTGGGCCGGGCCATCCGCCCATCACCGGGCAAGGAGAAGACGATCGTCCTCGATCATGCCGGCAACACGAAGATGCATGGGTTCATCGACGAGCATCGCGAGTGGGAGCTGACGACTGAGCGTGCGCGCAAGCGCACCAGTGAGACAGCGGTGCCGACCGTGCGCAGTTGTCCGTCATGCTTCGCAATGCACAGGCCCATGCCGGTCTGCCCGAAGTGCGGTCACGTCTATCAGTTGAAGTCGCGCAAGGTGCAGCAGGTTGAGGGCGAGCTGGTGCAGGTAACGCGAGCCGACGATGCCAAGCAGGCGTCAGCCGTGATGGATCTGAACCGGCGCTTTAGTGTCTTGAAAAAGATTGGAAGTAGCAGAGGATACGCACACCCTGACAAGTGGGCATTCAATGTCATCTGCGGTCAGGAGTCTGCCCGTCTGGCTAAGCTCAGGTCGGCAAACGGGAGCGTCACGACCGATGGTCTGACAGTGGAAGAGAGGTCAAGGATATGGAACGCGACGATTGGGAGGATGACGAAACCAGCGCCGTGATCGTGCCGGTTTCCCTGATCCACGCCCTTACATTCGAGATGCTGCACACCATTGATACGTGGCATGAGGATAGGAACCTCGACGAGGTGAACCTGAGCAAATGCTTTGTCGCCATGATGGCTGCCGTTGACGCAGCGATGGAGCGGCTGAGCAACTCATCTGGACAGGAGACACTGCAATGAAAGAGGCCGTCATCCAGCAGGAGATCCGGCTTGCTCTGGGTCAGCGCGACGACATCATGCTGTTCCGCATCAACGTCGGCAAGTTCCGACCGCTTGATGGTGGGCCGCGCGTTATCCAGTCAGCGCCAGAGGGGACTCCCGACCTGCTTGGGGTGATGACCCCGGGCCGAGCGTTCGCCATCGAGGTCAAGACCGAGCGAGGCAAGCAGCGCACGGCGCAGGTGGCATGGCAGAATGCGTGGGAAAAGCGCGGCGGGATCTACGTTTTGGCCCGATCAGTGGAGGATGTTTATCGTGGGCTTGACATTCAGCCTTAGCGGTATACATTATGACAACAACATAAAGACCGGAGGTATACAACATGGCAATTATTTCTGTGCGTGACGAAGCGCACTGGCACGAGTTGCGTGCCAAACACATCGGCGGTAGTGACGTGGCCGCCCTGTTCGGGCTGTCTCCCTTCACATCCCGCTGGCAGTTGTGGATGGAGAAGGCTGGCAAGATTGCCCCCGAAGATCTGTCAGATAACAAAGCTGTGCAGGCCGGCACGTTCCTCGAGAGCGGCATCGCCAACTGGGCAGCGCATCGCTGGTCGATGGATGTCACCAAGGTCATCGACTATTTCACGGTCGATGATTGCCCGGGCATGGGCGCATCGTTCGATTACATCACAGCGGACGGCGCACCTGTGGAGATCAAATGGTCTGCTCGCGGTCATGGCTGGCATTACAGCGGCGATGAGATCCTCGAGGCCCCTGAGAATTACATCCTTCAGGTGCAGCATCAGCTCGCTTGCACGTCATCCGATCATGCATGGCTGGTCGCCCTGATCGACGACGAGCCGCGCCGCATGAAGATACCGCGTAACGATAACATCATCGACGCTATCAAGTCTGAGATCACCACGTTCTGGGACAGCATCGCCAATGGTGTCGAACCGGAGATCGACTTCCAGAAGGACGTGGCTGCGCTGACCAAGCTGATGGGCACGCTACCCAAGAGCGACATCACGCTTGATGATGGCGACGCCCTGCTCTTCGCAGACTATAAGCTGGCCAAGGAAGATGAGAAGAAGGCCATCGCCCGTGCTGACGAAGCCAAGGCTCTGATCATGGTCAAGGTTCGGGAGAAGCTCGAGCTTGTGAACACGTCCAAGGATAAGGCCTCGGTCAAGTGCGGCGAATATAAGATGTCGATCAGCACCGTCGCCGACAATCCCGGGAAGGTGATCACGCAGGACATGGTCGGAACCGTAACAGGAAAGCGCTCGGGTTATACCCGGGTTGTCATCAGCTAATGAAAGAGCTGGTCATGACCCGGGTCAACAAGGAGCTACTCAACCAGCTCCGCTCTGTTGCCGCTCGCCACCCTCTGAAGCCAAGCCTGCGCTCATCGCTTGAGCGCGCCATCGAACTGATGATTGAAGATCTCGAAGAGGAAATTCGCAATGCAAACAAGTAACGCAGTCACCCCCATCAAGCCGATGGATCGCTTCCGTCAGGAGCTGACGGCGCGTGAGGACCACCTGCGCAAGCTGCTGCCGAACACCATGTCGGTAGATAAGTTCCAAGCCATCGTGGTTGCAGCTGTCGCTGACAACATCGATCTGCTCGACTGTGATCGTGGCTCGCTGCTCAAGGCCTGCCTGAGCGCCGCTGAGCTGGGCCTGTCGCTCAATAAGAACATGGCTGAGGCTGACATCCTCAAGGTCTGGAACGGCAAGACCAAGCGCAATGAAGCGCAGTTCCGTCCCCGCTACAAAGGTCTGATGAAGCTGGCCCTGCAGGGCGGTGACGTGCTGAAGATCGAGAGCCGTCTGGTCTATGCCAACGACACGTTCGAGGTCGAGGAAGGCATCGACCCCCGCATCATCCACAAGCATGGCCTCTCCAATCGTGGCGAAATGGTCGGCGCATACTGCGTGTGGAAGCTGAAGAACGGGGAGACGCAGTTCGAGATCATGAACAAGAGCGAGATCCTTGCCATCCGTGATCGCTCCTCTGCCAAGACCAAGGACGGTAACATCGTCGGCCCTTGGAAGACGGACGAAGCTGAGATGTGGCGCAAGACTGTGGTCCGCCGGGCCAGCAAGTACATGCCGCTCTCGACCGAAGCGCAGCGCGCAGTGCAGGAAGACAACGAAGCTGACGGCATCGTCGATGCAGACGATCTCGTCGGGGACGTGGGAGACATCACAGACGTAACGCCTGAGCCGACCATGCACCGCGCCGAGAAGCAGGTCAGCGTCCTCGAGCAGAAGGTCGCGCGCAAGCCAGCGCCCGAGCCTGAGCCAGAGATTGAAACAGAACCTGCGCCAGAGGTCACACTCTTGCATGCCGTCGAGGATGCGGATGGCGTGGTAGACTGGGACACATGGGCCTATGCAGCCTATGAAGCCGTCGCAGATCTCAGTGAAGAGCAGCGCGCAGAGTGGAAGGCGATGCACGCTGACATGATTGATGAGGCTGAGATGATGGCACCCCGTGCGCTCAAGCCCCTCAAAGACCTGTTGAAATAAGGAGAAAGTAAATGGCTAAGAAGTATGATCTCGTCGTCAAGGTTGGCGAATACACCGATGGACAGGGCCAGACCAAGGGCCGCTTCAAGAACGTCGGCGTCATGATGGAAGGGCAGAACGGCCCATACATCCTGCTCGACCGCACGTTCAATCCTGCCGGCGTTGGCGGCAATGATGGACGGGAGAGCATCATCGTGTCCCTGTATGAGCCAAAGGCTGACGGTAACCAGCCGAGCCCTGCGCAGCAGCAGCACTCGCAGCAGAAGGCCAATGCCTTCCAGCCGCAGCCGCGTGACCTGCAGGACGATGTGCCCTTTTGAGAATGATGAGGCGGGGGCTTACTGCTCCCGCCGCTTCACGTCGTTGTAAGCAGCGTTAAACCTGCTCATAATCTCGAGCTGCTTGCTCCGGTATTCATCAGGATCCATTTCATTGGCATCCTTGCGCAGCTCTTTAAGTTCCTTGTCAGCCGTCTTGTAAGCTTCCACCACAGTGGAGTCGATAGCCACAGGCTTCGAGTTTTCCATGAACACCTTCTCGGAATCGTCACCCTCGTCCGCCAGCTTCTGTGCGTCGATGGCCCTCTTCATGTCAGGCTGTGCCTCATAGAACCTACCCATCGGAGAGTACTCGATAAGCTTCGGGTCGAAGTAGAATGGGTTCAGCTTCTTCGCCGCCTCGATATCACCTTCGACAGCCCCGCCGACCAGACGGCCCACGCCTCCAGTGTATTGGTCGACGAAGTATTTGAGTTGGTCAGGCGACACGTCGATGTCACCCTTCACTCGGCCATAACCACCAGTCGCCTTCTGAAGGCCCTCAGCAATCATCTTATAGACTTCAGGTGTTGAGGGCTTGGCGCGCGATGCCTGAGCAATACTTTCATCGAACGGCTCGTTGTAGATTGGAGACTTGAAGAAGCTCTCATTGATCAGCAGGTCGTACATCGGAGCGACGCTGGTCGGTGCTAGAGTGCGCGCCTCAGTGCTGCGGATGACGGGCGATAGGGACGACAGGAAGGCAGCGCCAACCTGCTGACCAGCCGTCAGGATATCGACAGACGCCTTGGCATCCGATGTCTTGCCAGCCAGAACCTCAGCCATCTTGCCACCGACATACCGCTCGAACACGAACAGGAAGCCAATGGGCAGCGTGAGCGGCTTCTCATCTGGGCTGTAATAGACGTGCAAGAACGCCAGCTTCCGCCACTCAGGCATCTGGCTATAGTCATCCTCGCCATCCCCATCACTATCCGGGGCGTTCATGACATTCAGCATGCCGAGGGCAAAGCCAATGCCAAGCTGCGCGACAAGCATTCTGCGATAGGTCGAGCTGTCGAGGCTGGTCACCTTGCGCGTGAGGTTGGTTAGAGACGGCGTCGTCCACCAGAAGATGCCGTCAATGATGCGCCCGAAGCGTCCCATCTTGGTGAGGTCGAGCGTGCTGCGCAGTGCAATAGGCGCAGCCTGCTCTGGTGTGAGGCCGGCTTCCGTGAGCGCACGATAGGCAGCGACGCGCGGCACCAGATCCACGAAGTCGTTGATACCATCGACTGCCTTCAGCAGCTTATTGAAACCTTCCTTGGTTTCGTAATAGCCAGACTTCACGCCTGTTGCAGTCAGACGCTTCAGCTCCGCTTCCATCCGCTGGGCCACGCGCTCAGCGCGCTCAGCAAATTCCTGACCAGCAGCGCCGCCATTGACGATCATCTCTTCCGTCAGAGCCTTGACGAATGCAATCTCTTCACTCCCCGGTTCGCGATTAACGAGATGGGAGAACACACCCGCCATCGTGTTGGGAGACCATGAATACTTCCACGTCTTCATGGCAGCCGACTTGCCATAGGCTGCGCTGCGCTTACGGCCCTTCTCAGTGAAGACATTACCGGCTGCGTCAGACACACTGCGTAGAAACTCACGCGGCCAGAAGGCAGGGTTGAACCGCGTGTGCAGCCCGCGCATCACGGACATTATCTTTAAGAGCCGCTGAGTCCACTTACCAAGTTGCAGCGGGTCGAGGTTGTTAAAGGCGCGCAGGGTAGCGCGGCCCTCCTCGTTGGGTGCAGTCTCAATGATGTACGGCTTGCCGTTCTTGAAGGCCCGGATGCCGTTCTTATAGGCATTCTCATCGGTGATCTTGACCGGCTTGCCCTTAACGATCTTCGGGCTCTTCTCATCATAGATCGTGAGCAAACCTTCGAACGCATCCGGATCACGCTGATACTCAGTCGCTACCGTATTGATAACCTGATTACGCTGACCCATCTCCAAGAACATCTCGGCGTCAGCGATCATGTTATACAGAGAGTTGGCTGCCTGAGAAGAGCGGCCCTTGGCTTCCTTCACAGGCTTCGCTCTCAGTCCAGCGACACGACTATAGACCGGACGGCCTCCCTCATACGCGCCATAATCGGCGTGTGGATCAGGCTGCCCTTCGACAGTCAGGTCACCGCTCGGGGCCCAGCCCTTGTAGGGCGTGTAGTTGGGGTACTTGCGCTTCCAGTCAGCCATTGTCTCGGCGGAGACGAGGCCGTCATTCACCATCATTTCCTGCGTCTTATTGCGCAGGCGGTCATGCAGCTTCAGTACCCGGTTGATATAGCGCATCTTGCCCGAAAGCTGGAGGTCACTGAGGATTGCTTCGGCCTGAGCATCAGTCAGACCTGAGCCACCATCAGGCATGTCCTTATTCTTTGCAGCGATCTCAGCATTACGCTCGGCAGCACCGCGAGCCTGAAGCGCATCGTTGATATCGTCCAGCGTGACACCGTTCTTGATGGCATCATTCACCGCGTCGTCGATGGGGTCGACGTAATCACGGCGCAACTTCATGAGCTGACCGTTCTTCTTGGAGAGGAAGGTCTCGAACTTGCTATAGAACGAGTCGGATTCCGGCAGCGTCTCCATGCCATATGATCGCGCGCGCCAGTTATCCGCAGCCCGGATGCCAGAGAACTGACTTCCGATATTACTCCATGAAGCACTGGTGCGCCAACGCGCAGCAGCCTGACGCAGGCGGCTCATGCGCACGGGCTCAGGGTCTACCGATGCCTGAGGTTGGGTCTCGATAGATGCCGACGGCCCTTCAGCGCGGCGGCTGACGACCACTTCTTCCGGCTTGCGCTCACGCTCGGATTTCAGCGCACCAGCGGCGCGCAACTCCTCGCGGTTCTTGCCCCTCTGTGCGGATACATCACGTGCTTCAATCTCTCCGGCAAGATCCTGATAGCGGGTGAACCCACGATCAGCGTCTTCGGAGAAGAACTTCTTGGCCATTCTTGCGACAGGGGAATCCTTATCTGTACCATCCCATGTGGGCATATTATCAATCGCCGACTGAAGATCGGACGCATAAGAATTGATATTGCCTTCAATTAAGGAAAGCGCGGTCGCGTCGATAGGCAGTGCAGGGATGCCGGATGTCTCACGGTAAACATTGAATTTACGTATGGCATCAATCGCGACATCAACCCCAACGTCATCAGCAGCTGGATCCTCAAAGAAGTAAGGAGCGATAGCCTCCTCAATCTGTTGTTCAGTCGGGAATAGACCGAGGTCGCCTTCGAGAGTATCAACCAAGAAGGATAGAATATCCGACGCGCTCTTATTTGCCTCGAGTTCTGCCTTCATTTTATCAATGAAGATCCTCCCCTCGTAAGCCTTCTGAGCTGGGCTGAGCTGGTTCCAAACACCCTCAGGAGAGCCGCCGACTGCAAAACCTTCCTTGTCCTGCACCCAGTGCTGAACCTCATGGAGCAGCGTACCCAGAGGGTCTGCTGCCTTAGTGTAGAGAGTTATAGATTTTTTATCAGGGTTAAATGAGCCTTGAATATTGCTGCCCGGGAGAGACTTCTTAACAAAGACTTGAATGTTCTTCGCCTCAGGATAGATCTTATAAAGCTCTGGATGCCTAATGAGATCCTGAAGCTCGATGGCTCCACCCCTGATAAACTTATCTTGGTTCGACATCTTCGTAGTATCGAAGTCTGCAATCAGATCTTCGAGGAACATTCTCTTCTGCGCCAAGTTATCAGGCTGCAGATAGCGCCATTCGTTGTCGTATGGGTTGCGCTCCCAGCCAGTAGCAACGCGGATGGTGGCGGCGTCCTGACCTTCCTGCTCCATCTGCTGTGCGACAGCATAGTCTTCGGCGATTAAGCGGCGATTTTCTGCATCGATTTCGTTCTCGCCTTCGCGAGCTTCCGTGATCCCACGACCAGCGTAGATCGGGCGGCGACCCGGCATCTCTGCTGTGCCTGCAAAATATGCAGCGCGCTTGGCAGATCCCTTGTCCTCGCGGGTTGCGAACTCACCGCTGCGGATCGCATCGAACACTGCGTTCGCGTCGTTCAGGTTCTGGTCGAAGAAGAAGTCGCGGATCGCATTCAGGAAGCGGCGCATCTTCGCGAACACAGTGTTCTTTTTCTGGAAGCCTTCTGCACTCTCAGCCATCCACGCACGGAAAGCCTCAGCGACAATCTCTTCGTCCTTGTTCGCCCGCGTCTCGCCGCGATAGGCGTACTCAATGATGCCGCGCATCACGAGGTCGCGCTTGGCGAACTTCAGGATGGCGCTCCATTCAGCGTCGCTGAAGAAGCCGTGATCCTTCAGGTAATGCACCAGCTCATGGTACAGCACCGACTCCATCACCGTGCCATCTGGGTTCATGGCGACGCGGATGATGCTGTCCATCGGGTCGTAGCTACCAGCGAACTTACCGCCCTCGAGGAGGTCGCGGACAATCACCGTGATATTGTCGAAGCCAAAACCCTTGAGGATCTCACGCAGCTTGTTGCGCGCATCTTCACGCGCTGCCTTGCGGGCCTCGTAATCAGCGGCCTCCTGCTCGGTCGTGACGCCACCGGCCAGCTCGCCGGCCATAGCAGACGGAGCTGGTGGCTCACCCAGAGGAACAGCCGCAACGCCCGGCTCTTCAACCACTGGCTCGGCTGCCCCAGCAACCACCTCGGGCGGGGCAGCGGAAGGTGGCGCTGGGACTTCTTCTTCAGCGACAGGCGGAACCTGCTCGAATGCGGCGCGCGCCTGTACCTGACGGCGCTCTGCCTCATTCAGCTCAGTGTTCGGATAGCCGCGCTCGGCCAGCGCCTGACGGAATGCACCAGCCGGGTTCTCAACGGTTGCATCATTGATGATTGTGTCGAACAACTGCTGCCGCTCGGTCTGCGCCTGACGGATCGGGGAACCCTGACCAATCAGAGATGCAGTTTCCAGCGCGCTCTCACGCTCAAGGGCCGCACGTTCTTCTGCGGCGCGGGCTTCATCTTCTACTGCCAGCTCGACGTTCTGCTCGAGAGCCTGCTCAATAGACGACGGCTCGACAGCCGGTGCCTCGACACGAGCTGGTGCGGCAGCGCGCGTGCGCGCGAACTCGACGCGGTAATCGTTAACGATGCTCTGCGCTTCGTCGATCTCAGCCTGACGCTGAGCCTTCGTCGTCTCAGCCATGCGGCTGGCAGCCAGCGCGTTCATGCGGGACTGGATAGTCCGCTGAGCAGCGACCGGATCTTCTGCCTCGAGAGCCGATGCCACGTCATTCGCCAGAGACACGACACGACCGGCAGGCTTTGCACCCTCAGGCGTTCCGCTTGCTATGCGTAGGCGCTCTGTAATCGTCGCACGGTCGATAGTCGGAGCGGGTTGGACTTCTTCCTCAGACGGGATCTCAAATGCGGCTGAGGCAGCCTCACGCTCAGCGAGATCGGATGCCCGCATCTCAAAGGCTTTGCCGGTGTCGTCACGCACAGTAATGTAGCCATCGGCATCTGGCTCGCTCATCACATCAATCGTGCGTGTGATCGGGGCAGATGGGTCTGCGCGGTTAGGGAATGTGATCCGCGTGGTGCGGAGCGGCTCACCTTCAATTGTGGGCTGAGGCGCAGCAGGCGGTTGCTCAGCTCCGCGCGCTGCAAACCCCTGAGCTGCACCAGCGCCAGCACCAATGGTAGCCCCACCAATTGCACCAAGAGCGCCAGAGGACAGCAGGCCTTCGCTGATATCCGTCTCAGCAGCGGTGCCAAGCTTACCGATGTTCTGCGCAAGCTGCGCACCGGACTCTTCGATGAACTCCTGCGGAGCTTCGCCAACGGCTGAACGCGCAGCTCCACGAATGATACCGGGTTTAAGCGCCTTGCTCGAGAATAGGTTCTGCTCGAGGCCCGGAAGCTTCGATGCCACATTGGACGCCAGCGCAGCGCCACCAGCAGCCACAACGAATGCGCGGTCAGCTTCTTCCTGTGTGCCGCCCTTAGCCAGAACATCCTGCGCTGCGCTGTAGCCAGCGTCAGTAGCGTTCAGTGCGATGCCTGTGCGGACAGCAGCGCGCTCACCAGCTTGCGCAGCAGCCGTGCGGCCAAGCCCCTGAGCCAGCGCGGTCGCGCGATTAACGCCACCAGCAAGTACTGTGGCGGCAGTAGCTGGTACCTGCGACGCAAAAAACTCTGCGACCTCAATCGGAGAACCAAACTGAGAAGTGACGGTCGAGACTTCGCGCTGCGCTTCCTCAGGGGTGCCGGGCAGAAGGCTTCCAAACACGCGGCCCGGAGAGATGTAATCAGCAATGTCGCTCAGCGCAGAACGCGCAGCTTCAGGACGCTTCGGACCCTCAAGGAATTGACGAGCGCTAGAAAGGCCACGAGCCAAAGCGCCGGGAGCCTTGGCTTCCTCTTCTACTTTCCGCTGCTGTTCCTGCGTGCGCTGCAAGCCAGCCTCAGAACGCGAACCCTTGAGAAACTTCTCAGCTTCACTCAGTACAGTTCCAGAGACAAGCGGTGCAAATGACGTGGGAAAAGCGCGCTGAGCAATGTATTGACCGGGCTTGGCGATATCTATGACGGCCTGCCCAAGCTTACCGCCAACGTCTGCCAGATCCTGAAGGAAGCCGGTCTCTTGGGGCTTCTTGGGCTTCTGCTTTTCAGCGGCTTGTTGCTTTTGAACACGAACCCGCGCACGGGCTAGAGCTAATGCGCGCTGCTGTTCAAGAGTCAACTCTGCCATTGCCCACCCTTATTGAAACAGCTTCTTTTCCGCAGCTGTCATAGCATTCCACTCAGCGTTTGTGCCAGTGAAATTTTTGCGCTCTGGGCCCGTGTAAACTTCACCGCGAACACTACGCCGGAATGGTGTCCCCGGCTTCCGGTTCTCAAGCACAGCGAGCCGATCACGTGAGCGGCGATAGTTGTCACGGGCAATTTCGTATTTGCCCTTGAGTTCCTTCTTCTTCTCAGGGTCTTTTTCTTTCTGATACGCATAGAAAGCATCACTGGCTTTCGTGCGCAGCTCAGGCAGATCGCGTGTGAACTTGCCAGTCTCTTCTAGGACAGACGTAGCTGAAGCTGGTTTGGGCCCGGCACCATCGCCACCGCCGCCACCGCCGCGAGGCCCACGAAGCGTGTCAACAATCCTTGCTTCCGTCAGTCGGAGGTCAGCCTTCTTACCCTTAACCTCAAGGTCAGCCATCTCGAGGCGCTGAGGCATTGTGACCTCTTCCTCTGCGGCTTTACGTGCGGCAGCCAAAGCTCGCTCTTCAGTTTCACCAGCAGCCAACGCTGCGTTGTAAACGGAGAGCGCACGATCCTGAGCGGACTGACGACCGCGAACAACAGCAAGACGAATGTCTTCATCCGCAGCCTGTAGGCGTGAGCGCTTCTCTTCACGCTTGAGTTTAGCCTCATCTAGGCCTTTAACGCCAGCTTCAAGACCAGAAGCCAAAGCCTGCATGAAATACGGGCTATTACTCTGAGCCATCGCGAAGCCGGCACGAGCCAGTGCGTCCCAACCCTCCTGCCTCTTATCACTTTCGAGACGCTCTAGATCCTTTGCTGTGCGCGCACGGCGCTCATTGAGGAGGGCTTCCTCTTCAGGATTCATGCGAGCCTTAGAGAGAATGTCTAGTACATTCTGCGCGCCAGCCTGCCTTGCCTGAGAGCCACGCGCTAGGATGGCATCAACCTCTTTATTTCCAGTCGGCGTAAATTCACGAGGCTTGATCATGCTACGAAGCGCAGCCATCTCATCATACTGCTGAGGAGGAGGCGCGGCCACAGCACGTTCAGATTGCGGCGCGACTACACCCACATTCATCGGCACACCGGGAAGAGGTGTGGCAGGCGTTGCTTGAACTGGCGGCGGACGACGGAACGGCTGACCCGCCATCATCATTGCCAGTATGCGTTGGCGCTCTTCCTCAGACATCATGCCAGCCATTAGCCTACATCCTTCAACCAACCCAGACCATGCATCGGGTGCTTCATGTTGCGCTTGCCATCCTTGACTGGGCCTTCAATCTCGCCGCCTTCTTTCTTGCCGAAGACGCCAAGCTTACCCAGAATGCCGGCAACACTCCCCGTAACCCCAAGTAACTGCTGCAATGTTGACGGGCCCGGCGCGCTTTCAACGCGGGTGCCAGAGCCGGTGGCTGCTGGAGCGCCGCCAATAGCTGCAAGACGCTGTGCCTGCAGATACGGATAGTCACGCTGCGCCTCAAAGTCTTCACGGGCCAGATCAGCAGAACGCTGAGCAAGCTGTTGACGAAGCAGGCCAATGTCCTGAAGGCCGGTAATGTCAGCAGTGCGCTGCTCCTGAAGCTGGGAGCCGAGCTGAGCATACCTTGGTGCGGCTTCCAGCATGCGATTGGATTCAGCGCCATAGAGATCAGCCGCTGTCTTGTAGCCCTCAGTCAGGGCGCTGACCTGCTTCTCAAGCGCTGCGGCCTGCGCGTCGCGGATAGCGCGTTGCGTGAACTCAGCACTGCGCGAACCGCCGAACGTGCCACCACCAATGAAGGTGCGGTTCACAGCCGGGAGGATGTTCTCATAGAGATTGCGACCAGCCATCGAGCCAATACCTGCCACGACGTTCTGGATATATGGGTTCATGTACTGCTGAGCGACACCGGGTGTGGTGAACGATGTGGTGCCACGACCTAGAGCTTCAGCCGACGCGCCAATGTACGGCTGATACGCACCCATCGATGACTTGAAGCCAGCGAATGCCTGCTCCTGCTCAGGCTGGAAGCCGGCGATTCGGGCAATAGGTACCTCCTTGCCCGCCGCGTCCTTGGTCACATACTTCTGATACGGCTCAGACGTGGACTCATACGCCTTCTTGAGGACGTTCTGTGCATACTGAGTATACCACTCAGGGAGGATCGTTTGGGTAGTTGTCTGTTGAACCGCCATTATGCCTTACTCCCAACCGCTTTAAGCATCTGCTCAATACCCTGCTGCGGTTTCGCAATCTTCTTTACGTTCTTGCGCCCTGCCCGTTTGCGCACCATTTGGCGCATCTTGTCAAGACGCCGCACACCCTCATTCGTCGAGCCATCACCAAGATCGGCCACGTCCTGAGCGCTCCAGACATATTCACCGTCCGAAAGCCAAGCCGGGATCTTGTCTTCCTGCCCACTGCCGATACCATTGACCGGACCCGGACCATGATGACCGCCGCCTTTGCGGTACTCCATGAGGTGCTTTACCATATCATCATTCATTTCGCCACCTTCAGCCATGCCAGTGGCTGCTTTCATCTGACCAACCGTAGGCCAATCGAAAGTCAGCGGCTTACTATATTGAGAGCGAACGTCCTGAAGGCTTTGAGTATAGCGACTGAGGATATCATTCAAAGCAGCATTAGATTCCGTGATGCCAGCGTTATAAGAATTGAAAGGCATGAACCTACCTTTTCTTCCGCCAACATCCAAAGCTGCGTTGAGCTGTTCAGGCGTAGTATATCGGCTGAGAACATTCATCATATCGCCAATATCTGCACCTCCTCGAATGTCTCGCTGACCATACAGCATGGGCGACGACAGCTCGCGCTGAGCGGCCAGACGCGCATCTTCAGATGCTCCCTGAGCATACATCGCCTTATTCAAGGCTGAAGATATACTTGCGTTATTGAGGTCTCCGTACAACGAAGCGTTGCGTGCAGCCGCCGCCTCACGCTCCGCGCGCGCGGCGTCAATCAGTGGGCTATATTCGGCCCGAACGCTATCTTGAGCGGCCTTGCGTGCGGCAGTCTGTTCAGCGCGAGCCGCCTGCCTCGTTTGCTCATAAAGCTCTCGGTCAATATCCCCGCGAGCAAAGTATGGCTGCGCCGCCTCGCGCGCTAAACGCTTAGCTTCATTCTCAGCGATTGACTTTCTCTGCTGTTCAGCTTGCAATTTTCTTCGCTGAATGTCGTAGTTACGGAGAAGTGTCCGATCTTGTTTTGAAAGTTTTCGATATTCATCCGTGCCTATATTAAGACCTGTATATTCATCTATGAACCCCGAAAGCTCATCAGGCAATTCAATCAATCCACCCTCCGCAGCCGTGACAGGTGCAACGCCGCCAAGGCCAGCTCCGAATGTGTTAGCCTGCTTAATTGCCTGATCCAGCGTCAGTGTGCCTGCCTCAACCTGCTTAGCCAGATCATCCTGATAAGCATTAAACCTAGCGAGGTTCTGATTGTACGTGTTCATGGTCGCGGCATTCAGCGCATCTACTTGCTCTTGCGTGTATTGATAGCGAGGCGTTCCGCCTACAGTCTGGACTGTCGCAGGAGTATAAGTCTGAGTAACCGGAGCTATCTGAGCCGGCTTAAAGAACTCAAACTCAGCAGTCTGCTTGCCGGGACCAGCCTGACCATAAGTGAATGGATCGAAGCTACCAATCCCACGCTCACGGTTCATTGGTGTGAAAGAGACCCTGCTTTGATCAGGGGTGATTACCTCAGTTCCATCGCCGCCATCGAGGAGATCCCCAAGGCCCTTGATGAGCGTGGGCGCAAGCAAACCAAGGCGCGCCCAGTCCTTCCATGTCCACTTCTTTTTATCGCCGTCTTTGTCGTCTTTTTTATCCTCGCCATCTCCGGGCGGAGGCTCTTTATCTTTATCGTCAGTCTTAGTGTCGCCAGTGTCCTGAGCGGTAACAACCGTAGTAGGCGTACCTTTATCGTCAGTCTTGTTATCACCAGTGTCCTTAGCAGTGACAACCGTAGTGGGGGTACCCTTGTCGTCGGTCTTAGTATCGCCAGTGTCCTTAGCAGTCACATCGATATTTGTAGCCGATGTGTCTTTATCACTACCAGTTTCACCAGTTTTACCGTCACCTTGTGCGGTAACAACCGTAGTTGGAGTGCCTTTGTCGTCGACCTTAGTGTCGCCAGCGTTCTGTGCAGTAACAACCGTAGTGGGCGTTCCGCCAGTGGTGTCCTGCGTATTATCCCCGGTGCGCGTACCAGTTACGTTGATGGCCCCAGTGGTGCCAATACCAGCGGTCGTGCCGCCTGTACGTGTTCCGGTTACGTCAATGCCGCCATCAGTAGAGCCGCCAGCGCCAGTGCTGCCACCTCCACTGCTGCCAATACCGCCAGTAACAGGCACCCCGTCTCTTAAACGAACGCCACGGGCAAAATCAAAATACGTGCCATCCCCGAGATCAACACTATAGATGCCTTGATCTCTGGCAAACTTCATAAGCTCATCGTATTCGGGATCTCTGCCAGACAACTCACCCATTAGATAATCACTAAGACCAGCGACACCTGCATTTATCAGGGAGTTTTTAAGGCTCTGCCCAGTGGCGATATTGCCAGCAAAGCTGCCAGCGCCAGCGCCGACAGCAGAACCAAGGTTTGTCGCGACGGTCTTGGCGGCTTCCCCAGCTTGTGTGGTAGTTTTTACACCCTGAATATATGGTCCAAGGAACTCCGAGCCTGCGGCTGTAAGGCCACCGACCACTGCGCCCTTGAGTGGATCGCCGCCAGAAATCGCAGAGCCAGCGCCACCAGCCGCAGCTTGCGCCAGAACAGCACCGACACCCTGCAGGCCCGGGATCATACTTACGACGATGGGCAGAGCGGCGCCGGCAATCTTATCAAACGTACCATAATCAGGCCTGTCAGTCGCAACCGATTGCCAGCTATCCCCGTATCCAGCTTTTTCAATTGTCCAGTTTGCGACCTGACCCTGAGATGAGGACATTTCGTTCGCCGCATCAACCAGACTACGGATGCTATCTCCGCTCGCCGTGCTGCCGATTACGTTGCCCTTGCCGTCAACCAATCGATAACTTGCGTTGGGATCAACGGCAAACGTCGAACGCTCAGTTACGTCGTTCTCATTATCCCTGTCGGTCTGGCTGCCATAGGTCCGCATAACGGCCTGATACTGGGGATTATAAATCCCAAGACCGGCCATGATATTGGCAGTAGAGCCGGGAATGATTTCCCCCGCTCCAACGGCGTTATCGTACATGCCAATATTGGAAATGCCGGCTTTCTGGGCAGCAGCAAGGGAAGCGGCGTCTTTCGATTGAATCTCTGCTTGTCGGCGCTGATAGTCAGCCTGATAGTCGGCAAGGTTAAAACCAGTGAGGGCAGCAATGTCCGCTTCAGAAAGTCCGGCAGCTCTCAGCTCGTCAATGTTATAGCCGTCCGCCATCCCTAAGATCCCTGACTAATCACGTCGTTAAAACGCATTGCCCACTCACGCCAATCGTCAAACTGATAGGCGTCTGGAACGCCAAGAGATGCGAGTGACGCAATCGTTGATAACCCAGATGCCCAGTTTTTCCAATCTCTTTCGTCCATGAGGCGCACAGCGACCCCAAAGTCCTCAATCGACGGGAACATATAGTCCGCCCAGTCCACCACATTGTCGACAATGCGCGGATCAATCGTGGTGGTCCGGACCTTCGCCATCAGCTTTGATAGCGGCCATCCGCCGCTTCGATGTGCGCGATAACCTGACCCATCTGGTAATCCCCACCAACCGTGTTCGATGAGAACCGGAAGCGCAGCTCGCGGCGCTGCTCCTTGAAGAACACCTGCTGTTCATACTTCTCATTGGCTACAGCCGGGAAGCTGTGCAGTGGGCCATAGATCTCAGGCGCGCGGGCGTTGATCCGACCCGTGATCTGGGCTGTCATGTCACCCTGTTGCACGAAGTCAGGCTCAATCATCTCTACGTGGATAGACTTATTGCGCGGACTTTCGGCATTGATCAGGGAGATGTCGCCCGTCTCGAAGAAGCTCTCGATGGCATTGATCTGCGCGCCGTCGATCTCGTCAACACCGAACTCATGCTGCCAGATACGATAGCGCGTCGGGCCATTGCTGACCACGCGGATAGCTTCCGTCTGGGTGATGCGAGTGTCGCTTGCTTCCGTGATGCGGATGTCCGCCACGCCCGGGCTGATCGGGCTGACGCCAGCAAGGATCGGGCGGTTCAGCGAGCCAGCATAGATGCCAGCCGAGCGCCCCAGATTCGGCAGCTCCGTGTCGTACCACGTCTGCTCGCGGAAGTTATAGATTACAGCGTGCGTGCATTCCGTCGCATTGCCACGCGGATAGCACCACCAGATCTCACCGAAGCGCGGAACCTTATAGGCGAAGATCTTGTTCGCATATGCCCGGTTCAGGCCGTCGAAGAAGTAATTGATGTTCATGTTGTTCGGCACTTCGCGAACGACGCCGTTGTACATCATGAAGCGGCCATCACCGACCCAGAAGTAAATCCCGTCATACTCAATCACGCTGTTCACCGCGATGATCGAGGACGACGAGCTGATCGTGTCGAAGGCGAACACATCCGTGCCGCCCGTGTAATAGACGCGGATCAGACTATCGAGCGTCCACAGCAGGCCGGCAGGGTTCTGACCACCACCACGCAGCGGCAGGCCCTTGACGATCTTCGAGGATGCGATGAACGCATCACCCGCGTCACCCGTCGTGAAGTTCGTGGGATCGTTTGCATCCGACCACTTCACGTATCCGTTCTGGGAAAACATAAACAGATACGGGTGCAGCACCACTACACCACCGCTCACGCCACCCGTCGGGATAGGCGTCAGGGGCGTCGTGCCATAGATGTCGCCGAGATAGGCCGGATAGTTAGCACCCGTCGAGATATCGAGCGCTGATTCGGACGGATGCGCGATCACCACTGTCGAGCTGCCAGCGCCGTCATAGAGCGCGTCGAACTGCCACATGAAGTTCGGGCCACCTGTGAACGTCGTGGGTGTGCGCGAGACCACCGAGCTGGTGTTGCCCGCGCCGTCAATCGTCATGCGCTGAATGCCCTCACCATAGCCCATATGGGTATAGGTGAAGTTGTTCAGCGACTGCAGGTGAAACTGATTGACGATGCCTTCGACGTAGTTCGTGATCTGCCGATACCCGCCGATCTTGCGTGGCAACCCGCGCTGAAACCGGACCCACTGCCCGTCAACGTAGAAGTTACCTTCGAACTTCGTGCCGTCACGCTTGATGCCGGCCTCTGATCTGACGTTAACGGGTACGAGCATCGCGGCGCGATCCTATGACAAACAGTTATTCGGAGGGCGCAGGCTCTTCCGCAGGTGCCTCCTCAGCGGGTGCTTCTTCGACTGGGGCCTCTTCCTCAGCAGGAACCTCTGGCTCCGGCTCAGGCTCAGGTGCGTTGGGATCAACGATACCGTCTTCCGTCACGACCCAGCCGGGCTGAACATCGTCAGCAACCGGAAAGTATTGTGCCAGAACGTCAGGGTGAAAGCATTCCTCAATCGTAAAGCCGTCAACCGGGACGATGATTTCATCAACTCTACCGTCAATAATCCGCGCCATCTTTGTCATGATTAATACTCCACAATCACGAGGCCAGCGCCGCCGTTTGCGACTGGGCCGCCACCACCAGCCGGGAAGCCTCCGGTGGCCCCCGAAGAGGCGCCCCCACCTCCACCATTAAGGCCCGGGGCGCCAGCGCCGCCAGCGCCAGTTGCTATAAAGTCAATTGAGTATATTGCGGCGCTAAATCCAAAAGTAACAGCAGCAGTAGAGCTACCACTAAAGCCTGCCCCGCCGGGATAGTTTGAGCTACCACCCCCACCACCAGCGCACCCATTGCCACCAAAGGCAGTGGACGTGCCGGCAGAATACCCGCCATTTCCGAATAGGCCCGCAGCACCACCACCTGAAGAACCACCAGCCCCACCGGAGAAATTAATATCACCGCCAGATCCCGCGCCCACTGCGCCAGTCGTAGTCGCCCCACCCGTGGCTGAACAGTAAGCTCCGAAGGACGATGTGCCTCCTGTACTTGTTGTGGAATTGCCTCCAGCCCCAACTGTTACGGCAACGGACGTGACTCCAGTGACGTTAATGGTTCTCATTGAGAAACCACCACCCGCGCCAGAGTTGTATCCACCACCGCCCCACACTCGGACACGAACACTTGTAACACCAAGTGGCACGGTGAACGTGCCAGATGATACAAATGTCTGCACCTGCCCGTTACCGAATACCCCCGTATAAGGATTGACGATAGGTGATGTTAAAGAAGGAAGGCTCATGTCAATTATCCTTCAATGGTTACGATGCGCCCAGATATCGTACCTTTAACCCCAAGGGTTGTCCGATTTCTGAAGTCAAAACTTTGAGATGTGACCGATGGATATGTGTTGCTTACAACAGCAGTCCCACTGGTTTGAACAATACCAGCGCCGCCCGCCGAGCAGTTGCTAATCGCGATGCCAACAAGGGAGTACCCGTTACTGTAACCGATGGTCACTGGCGCGGACGCTGTGACACCCGCAGTTATGGTTTCGCTATAAGACGTACTGTTAGCATAATAGATACCAAAAACCGGCTTTTGGCTGTTATCCAAATAAGCCGCGACAAAAGCGTCGCCATTATAAGGTTGCAACGAAACTGTATTATTAGAGCTACTATAGGCAGTGCTACTAAGATTGGTATAGCCATTTGTGGCTTGCGTTGCCACACCGCTATTCTGCAAAGCAGAGGGGGTGGGCAAAAGTCCATATCTAAGGGGCTGCCCACTACTCGCTGGGTAGGTCGCAATTATTGGATCTCCAGACCCAGTTACACCAACAGACGAACCGGATCCGGGGCTAGCATTATAATATGTGGTGTTACTAGCCTCACCAGAATTCAAGCTGGTACTTCCTCCTGAGGATAGTAATTTTGAATACAGAGCGCTTGCGCTGCTACTGTTATAAAAAACAAGATAATCATCCGGAGTGACAGAGGGATTTGTCATGCGATAATAAGTGCCACTGGTTGATGATGATGTATTACTTATATTATATTCAGCATAACTGGTGTCCGAAGTGCGCCCCATATGATAATAACGAACAGTTCCTGTGGTGTTACACGGCCCCCAGATAATAAAATCTCCAGATCGAAATCCTGAAACTTGCACATTATTAAATGTGTGCGTTGATTCAGTTGTGGATTGAGAGTTTAATGTTCTAGTAGTGTCATTATATATGCTGTAGCGCATGTATTGGCTACCCTCTCTAAACCCAATTATAAAAAGAGAGTTCTGACCTAGTGGAGAGATCGCCCAATCCAGATCCCCAGACCCATAAACACCTTGACCTACGAGTGTGTTTAGGAATGAATAAGAGGACGAATAAACACTAAAGGCAACAGTTGTGACGGAAGAATTATAGGCAACTACAATTTTCCCATTAGTAAGCTGAATAACATATACCTGTCCAACATATGAACTTGCGCTGGCCGCAACGGTTATCAATGTCTGTTGAACACCTGCTGAATTGTAGATTGCCATCTTGACTGGATATGAGCCGGAGGCCGATTTATAAACAATCGCAATATCCCCGTTCTGTAGAGTGCAGCAGCTCGTCCCAAGGGAAGTCGCGTCCTCAATTAATGTCTGCGCCAGAAACTGCGTTGACGTGGTTGATGTTGACGGACCTAATGAGGCAGAAATTGTTTGTGTTGTAGCAGGGAAAAACGACGCCGTAGTTAACGTCGATCCGCCCCTGTTATAGCCGTTTACGGATGCCGAGGCACTGCCAGCGGACTGCGAAACTGAAGCAAAAGGCTCCAGCGCATATGACGTGGAATTTACTTTTGCGTAATAGATACCACGCGGCCAGTAATAGCTGTTTGCCAAAGACGGAGACTCAACGCTAGTCCTATACAGCCGGATAGATGTCCCGATTGGAAAGATCTGGATTGTCGATCCTTGGCTGTAATTGTTCATCGCCCGAATTTCCGTGGCAGAACTCAAAGCCGTCCCGGAGGAATCGAACAAACGATAAAACGCCTTGCCTCGTTGCGTCGTGCCAGTTGCTCCAGTCGAAGTCGGAAGAAACGCCCATGTAACCATAAAGTTACCACTGGCATTTACTGCGTTTGCTGAAAAACCAGTGTAAGATCCCAGATCCGCATCAAAAAGCTTTACCTCAGATCCCAATGTCCCGGCAGAGGAATAAGATCTAAAGTAAACTGCGTTATTTGAAGTTGAATAAACAATACCAATGGCATCAGATGGCAGTAAGAAGGTTTTACATGAATAACCACCAGCGCCACCAGTTAAACTAAAGTTGGTTCCAACAATTGAAGTGTTTGTTGCACTATAAACGTAATAGTAAAGAACGCCTAGTCCATTCCCCGTGAACATGATAGCAAATGAGTTGTCGCTTCTAACCGTAACACTAATCTGATTATTAACGCCACTCCCGGCTGATCCAGATGCAGTATTCCCATTGTAAGTTGATGTTCCGGTTGAACTAATAACATGATAAACGACATTTGGCGTGTTGTTGTAGAACGCCACAACAAATGAGCTGTCTGACCGCGCAGCGAAGGCAACATGATTGCTAGGTCCTGCGGCGATATAGGTTGTTAGAGCTGTGGCTGCAGTGGAGACAGTGCCATCTGCATTATAAATAGCGAAGCATAGGTAATAGTTTGTGGTGTACCCATTCCAGATAACAGCGAATTTACCATTCGGCAGCGCCAAGCACCCAATTGATCCGCCCGACAACTTATGAGTAGTTGTGGCGACAGTAACTTCCGAAACGACGACGTTATCATTCGCGTCGAGGATCTTAAAATAAACATAACCGTCGATGGACGCTCCTGAGGCGCGCTTGCCGTATGCAACAGCCACATTTCCGTTTGTCAACTGAGCGACCGCAGGAGCGACATTCATGCCACCATAGTATTCAATATACTTTAGCGTGCCTGCATTTGGTTGCGAGAGAATGGGGGCGCTCGGAGCAGAGGCTGTAAAGCCAAAAGAGGCCGTGCTTACAGCTGTATCCGAAACACGGCCCAATCCTTGAGACGTATTATAAATTGGGTCTCCCGCAGTGAAGCCGATTGAGCTTGCGGTTGTGAGGAATTGATTGCCTGAAGAAGCGCCAGAAACAGAGCGACCCATGATTAAACCTCCTCGTAACCGTAAATCGTGACGCTGGTGTCAGCTGTCGTCGAATAAACCACAAATGCCTCTGTCGCGTTTGCCACAACGCCAGCGCGCTCAAGAACCCCATTAACGTCAATCACGGTCTGATACTCAATGTATTCACTTGCAGTGGGCGTCCCACTTGAAGCCACCGCTACGTTAACGACGGCAGGGTATGCGCCGCGATTCACAATGCTGATTGTCGCGACCGCGACCGTTGCAGCGGGAACAGTGTACACAACCGTATTGGTCGCTGCCGCTGGTACCGCTTGCCCTAAAATGCCTGTCGCCATCGCCTCAATCCCTATTAGAAGCTGGAGAAGTAATATGCCTTGGGTGTCGAGATACCACCTGCAGGCTGCCAGCTCAAGTTAGTTCCATCTGTTTGCAGATATTTGCCCGCGTTCCCGGCCTGAGATGGGAGGATTGTGGATGCACTCACGGTACTCCACGTCCCATCACCGCGCAGATATGTCGTCCCGCTCGGCGTTCCCGACGCTGCAATCGCATTGATCGGGATCGTCGACCATGTGCCAGCTCCACTCAGGAACGTGGTAGCAGACGGAGATCCAGTCGCAGTGATCTTGCTGACAGTGATCGTCGACCACGTGCCATCACCAGTCAGGAACGTCATGGAGTCCAGAGTGCCGGTGGCATTAATGCTGCCGACTGGGACGTAAGACCAAGATGCCGTCGAGCCATCAGTCGTGATGAACTTACCCGCGTTACCAGTCTGGCTTGGAAGCGCGGCAGAGAAGGCCGCCGCAGCGACAAAGGCCGTCGTAGCGATCTGAGTAGAGCTGGTTCCCGGCGTGGCCGTCGGAGCAGTCGGAATACCAGTGAGGCCCGGGCTATCCACCAGAACTACATCAGTGCCAGTACCCGTCGTGCCGTAAGACGTGCCCCACGCAGAGCCAGTGCTGACCGGAATACCTGCACCCGGATACACGGTGACGCCCGTGCTGGCGATTGTGATCGAGCCAGAGCCATTCGTGATGCTGACGCCAGTGCCTGCGGTGAGGGTGGAAAGGGAATAGTTCGTCCCGTTACCAATCAAAACCTGACCGTTGGTCGGAACAGTGGCCACGCCTGTGCCACCCTGAGGGACGCTCAGAGGCGTTGTGAGGCCCGACAGGGAGGTGATGTCGCTGTTAGCGCCAGAGGCTGCGGCACTAATCGATGCGCGCGCTGTGGCAGCGTTGGTGGCTGTGAACAGGCCAATACCCAGCGACGTGCCGCCCAGATTGATGAGCGCTGTGCCGGCAGTCGTTGCGCCCGTACCGCCCTGCGATATCGAGATCGGCGTGCTGAGGTTGTTCGTGTCAGCCTCGACGACGTTTGTGCCGTCACAGTACATGATAGCCGCGCCGTTTTGAACGACGCTAACGCCAGTCCCAGCTGCGGTTTTGACCGTAAGCGTGTAGCTGCCGGTCGTGTTGTTCCGGACCCAGTATTGCTGGATCGTGTTCGGAACGACGATCTCCATGTTCGCGGTCAGTACGCCGCTGAACTGATAGGCGATGCGGTTCAGGTTCGTGCCGGACAATGTGTACGGACTGGGCTGCCCAGTCAGGCTGATCGAGACATAGTCGAAGGCGAACGTGGCGCTCTGACCGTAACCAATCGTGTAGAAGTTCGATCCGTCAGTGATTACGCGGGCGCTGTCACCGGGATTGAATACCAGCGTTGCTTGACCGTTGATCAGCTCACCGCCAGTGGGTGTGATCGTCAGCCCACCAGTGCCTGAGTTACGGGCATCAAAGAACCAGTCGTTACCCGCAGTCGCTGCCGACGGCATTGTAAACGTGCCAGCGCCGCCGTTCCAAACCAGCACGCGAGCGCGGTCGACGGATGTCAGCGTATAGTTGGACGACAACAGCGTCGTGGGAGCCGCCTGATTGAGCGTGGTCGTGATCGCCTTGAGGCCAGCACCAGCCAGTGCGCTCGCGGATGCGGACGACGTGCCAGCGCCATACTGGATCGGACGCCATGTGCCGTTAACAGTCGCATTGCCCGTGAGGTAGATCTGCCATGCTTGACCAGCAGCAATGGTCTGGATCGTGTTGCCGCTGTTATCGGCGACCGTGAACGACGACGCGCCGACATTAAAGAACAGCGCGGTCTGGCCGACGCTCGCCTGCGTGGCGTCCGGCATGCGGATCGTGAAGCCAGCTCCAGACGGCGTTACATCCATGATGGATGCGACGACATTCGTATTGGTTGCAAGCTCGGTCGGCCACGTCAGTGTGACGTTGGCGGTCAGAGCAATGGCGCGATAGCTTACGTCAGCGGGGTAGACGACTGTGCCACCGAAGGTATTTGTGAAAGACGGCACTATTAGTCCTCCCTACGAATGATGCCACGGTCGACGATCTGACGAATGTCTTCGCCATTCAGCGCGGCAATGGAGCGGTCGTAGAAACCCTGCCAGATTGGGATGATTTCCTCGTTCTTGAGGAACGGCGCAGCCTCCAAGAGAGAGGCATAGAGCAGCGCGTTCGGCGCATACTCAGTGAACCAGTTGGTCTGCACGTCGTCGCCGAGCAGCGGCGGCAGCTCGTAATAGATGATCTCATAGGGGAAATCATCGGACGGCGTCGGCGCGAAGAACCAATGCTGATAGTCGTAATCCGCGTAGAAGCGCGGCGTGCCTGTCTGCGTCTGGTTCGGCCAGTATTGGCGCATATACTCATAGGAGCGCGGGAAGATCTCGCGCGTCGTATTGTAGCCAGCACCTGTGCCGACACGCATGCTGACGGTTTCGCGCCAGCGATCAGGCTTCGGATAGGTCGCCTGCCCCTGCGTCATGGTCGAACTGACCACCGTGACGGTGCCTTGGATCTTCAGTTCACGTGCGAGGCGACGTTCAGCAAGCCCAACCAAGCTGGGAAGCTGCAGGTAAACTGAGGGATCTGTGGCCAGCGTAGCTCCGCGCTCCAGATAATTCCGGAGGTCATCAAGCAAACTGTTATACGTCATCGCTGTGGCCATGAGCGAAGCCTTACATTAATTCAGCGATTGCTGCAATCAGCGCTGTAACAGCTGCGACGGCGACTGCCAACTTCGTTTTCACATTCATCAGCTTGACCATCAGGGTGGGCTGAACTGGGAGCTTCTCCCCTACTGCGCCGTCCTTTTTCTTAGCCATGTTCGCTTTCCTTATTTTGCTTTGGCCTTCAGGGCCTCTTGCCACGCTTCAACAATCAAGCGGTGCTTTGCTTTGCAATCTCCAAACGCTTCAATCATACCCTTTTCCCACAGCGCGCGCTCCGGATCAATTAGAGGAACGGGAGGCTCGCTCAGGTTCTTGCACGGAAACGCCAGATTCGCGGGTGGTGCCGGGAGTGTCTGTATCACGGATGCTTTGCTTGAGCACCCCGACGACGCCATCAGGAGGGGTAGGGCAGTCAGCAGGAGGAGCTGGGATGTTCCTGTAGATTTCTTTGATGGTGTTCGTCCGCTCAACAGATGTGACCTCTGCCGCATTTCGCACCTCCTCATACTCGTTAGCCTTGCTGTCGATGACTTGCTGCATCGCAGCACGCTGCTTCTCGGCCTTCTCCAGTGCTTTTGCATAGGCAGCGTCGCACTGCCAGTCCTTCACCTTGTAGCCACCGACAAAGCCTATCAGAAGTAGGCCGCCCATGATGTAAGGTGTCGGGATGCCAAACATCAGAGCCAGCTCGCAAACTTCTTGGTCTTCATTTTACGGTCATCGAGACCGTGCGTGCCACCATTAATTCTCTTCGTCAGAGCAAGAATGGCAGCGTCGTTGATGCCCTGATCACAGATCGACCAGAGTTTGTTGCGGTCAAAGAACCAAAGCGCGCTCTCAAAGCACAACTCACCAGCCACGAGGTCTGGGTTTGTCATCACATCAGGACGACCGATATAGTCCGAAAACGCCTTGAAATTCGCCTTGCCAGTCAATTGGAGGGCTCCTCGGCCTCTGTACAGCCACCCTTCGCCTGAAGCCTCATCGCCATTGCCCATGCGGTTGGCATAGACCCGGTTGGCAATCTTCTGCGGTTGACGCTCATAGGCTCGAGCCAAGGCGTCGGTCGGGAAGTACTTGCCGAAGATGCCGCGCAGGCCCTTCGCGCCGTAGTTTAGGTTCTCGGAGAACGTCTTGAAGTTCCCGCTTTCATGCGCAGTTTGAGCAAAAAAATGAGCAGCGCGATTAGGCGATAGCTTATAGAAAGCTGCAGCCGCCTTAAGCGTCCCCGGACCAAACGCGCCATCTGCCGTTACTCCGATTTTCTGCTGAAGGTTTACGAGGCTCATTGTGGACCTTTCAGATTATCGCGCCATGCCGGAAAATCGTTCTCATCAATCACGCCGTCGCCATTCAGGTCGTACCGCAGGTCGTTCCGATATTTCTCCCACGGGGCGAGATCATCATCGTCGTCGTCATCGACCGTTTCGGTCAGATCAACCTCTTCTTTGCTGTTAGTAAAGAAGGTTTCATTAGCAGCAACGGGCGTAGCTGTTACTGGGGCATCATCAACAGGCGCTGGCTCAACAGGGGCAGGCTCTTCCGGCTTAGGATCGCGCGCATTTGCATTCAAGCTCAAGCCACCCAGCAAGCCGACGAAAGCCCCGATAATGGTCTGGAATGCCGGATTGATCATCTCAAGGACGGCAACACTGTCAATCAGCTCGTTAGGCATAAACAAGGCAACGACCAAAGCCAGCACAACTACGACGATAACCATCGACAATGTCGTGATCGCCATGCGGATCGTGAACTCAATGGTGTCCTCGATGCCTTCTTTCTTGCTCTCAAAGCGCTCAAAGAAACTCATCATTTATCCCTTTCAGCCAGCGGATTAGCTAGGGTTTTCGTAATACGCTCATCAACCTGCTTCTCAAGATCCTTGATGCGCCGCTGCTGCTCAAGGTCTTGCGCTCGTAGCTCTTGTATAATAGCCCGCTGAGATTGCAATGTTTCTCTCTCAGAGACCTGTGTGCGTGCCGTAACGGCATCGACAGTCTGACGCGCGCTCATCACGCTACTGCCAAGACTGGACGAGAGAGATGCGAGGTTATCCGAGAGATACTTGGTGGTCTCCAAGTTCATGCGGATCATGCGCTCGTTGCTCTCCTGCTTCTCCTTCATCTGGGCGAACTCGTCACCCATAGATGCATAGGTGGCAGTCACCTCCTGCATGGTCAGGAATTGCTGGTAAACTTCGAAGCCAGCCCAAAGGGAACCAGCAGCGCCAGACAGAGCAGTGAGAACGACAAATAGCTTGCCGCCAGTAAACTTAATCCCGCCAACTTCAATGGAAGTGCCTTCAGGCTTTTCATCTTCGTCACTCATATTGCTCGTCCACCATCTCTTCCCAAAGAGAATCCTGACCCCTCATCATGCGATACAATGCCATATTCGCGTCAGGAATGCGACGGCCTTTATAGATATCGCGCGGCTGATAGAATGGCATGTCTGGGATGCGGGCCTGCGTGTATGCTGAATAGCCAGCCGGTATGGCCGCAAGCTGGGACATTGCCTCACTGTCACCATTGTTCACGTCCCCCACATCAATCACCTGACCGGATGCCATCTCACCTTGCATGCCAAGCAACTCCATCTGCTGCGCTTGCCCGGAGGGTGTGGTCGTGTCGCTGCCGATGAACGTCGTGATGACGGGCGCGAAGGTCGGGCCTTCGGTGGGTGATATGGTATATGTCTCAGCGACTGTCTCTGTCGTGGTCTGTTCGCCATATTGCGCCGCGTATTGCGCATCGGCCTGTGCCACGAATGCCACGCTCTGGAGGCTGGCTTGCAGGACTGTTTCACGTGAAAACAGATCAGCCTCTGCCACTGCCTCGCTCTGGAAGAACTCGACGTTACGGTCGCGTCGTACTTCGCCTGCGATGGCAGCCGTCTGATCAGGCCCTGACTGCTGCTGCTCAACGCGCGCTGCCTCTGCCTGCTGAGCCTCTTCTGCCACATTGTCCAGCGCCTCAGACACCTCAGCTTCGCTTGGCGCGCCGGGGGCATCGCCTGCAGCCAAGGCCTCGAGCTGATCGGGGCTGAGAGGCTCATCGTTCGCGTCCTCAGCCTGATCCTCGTCGGCCTCCTCCTGCTCCACTACATCGTCGGAAACTATGTCCTCTTCTGACACAGCTTCCTCAGCCATCTCAGTCTCAACTTCAACCTCTACAGCCTGCTCCACAACCGGATCTTCAACAGGCTCGGGTTCGTTTTGCAAAACTGTTTCTGTCGGGTCAGGCACGACATCAGGGGCTGGATCAACTGCGTCAAGCACCGGGATTGGCTCTGGCTCTGGTTGTTGAGCAGCACCAAATGACAGGCTCGCATTGTCAATCTGCGGGCCATAAGGGCCACCCCAAAAGCCGACATCCTGCGCCGTGAAGCTCAGTGTAGCTGTGTTAAATGGTGATGCAGTACCAGTGAGAGAGAAGGTTTCGTATTGTGGTTGGTAGGTTTGCAGACTGAGTAGGTTCACAGACTGCACAGGCTCGCCGCCAAGATACAGGTTAAGGTTGGCAGTCAGCCAGTCCTGCGGGCCGTTCGGGTTCTGACACCAGCCGCCGATGCTGTTGTTGCATGGCAGTCGGTATTGGAAGCTAACGGTAAAGCCAGTGTATGTCTCTGGCGTTGACACAGTCTGAGCTGTCGTAGTGGCCAAGAACGAAAACGTATAGCACGCGCCGCCAGACGGGCCACACCCGCCATAGACGCCGCCCGGCCACTGCGAAGACCAGCCCATCGCGCCTTGCTCAAAGCCCGGGTTAATCAGCAGATTATCCTGCGCAAAGGCAGGGGCGGCAATCAGCGCCGCGAGGAGGACTTTTGTTTTTCTTCCCATGCCGCTGCAGCTTCCTTGCCGATCTTGCCCTCGAACGGGCATGGGGTGCCGGCCATCTTCATGGCGTCGAATACGCGCGTATCCTGACATAGAAGCGATACAGCGGCCACGCGCATGCCCATATCGTATAGCGTCTTGCTGAGCTTCAGGGCTTCGCAGTTTTTATCGCGCACCGTCTTGCCAGCAGAGATGCCGAGGATCTGCGTCTGGACGGCCCCAGAGACGCCTGTGGTGCAGAGATCCTGCGAATAGCTCATCATGCTTGGAGCGATGGCTGAGGGCGGCGGAGAAGTGATTTTCTGCGTCACGCTCTGGTTAGATTGGCTCTCGCTATAGCTCTTGCTGTCCGAGACGTTGACGTTGTTGTTCTGGTTGACGCTACGGCTATCAGACGTGCTGCTCGATGTGTTCTGGTTCACATTTGTGCTAACCGAGCGGCTGTCATTGATGTTCGTGTTGACGTTCTCAGAGGTGCTGGTCGAGACGTTCGTGTTCAGGTTCGTCGACGTAGACGAGCTGGTCGATGTGCTATCGTTGAAGTTCCGGTTGGTATTAAGGTTCGTCGAGGTCGACGCACTCTCATTGAAGTTCCGGTTCGTATTGAGATTGGTGCTGTTAATGGTGCTGGTCGACGTGC